GTTGTGATCTACGCTATCGCCTTTTACTAATAGTTTATCACCATCGTTACCGATTAAAGTCGAGTCAGTGTTTCCAATTATTCTATGCTTTTGAAATATGCCTTTTAAAAGGTCCATACCATCAGAAGCATTAAGGTCTACACTACCATCATTAACAACTAAATCACCACTACCAACTGGAGATACAACATCACTAGATGCAGCCCATAAAAGATAAAGTTGTGGGTCAATTGTTATCTGACTAGACGCTGGTATAGTCTCACCAACATCACTTATGGAAATGTCTGCTATAGTTGTGTTTTTAACTATCTTAGCCATTAATTCGTCCCTGACAGTTCAAGACCAGCTACCACGTTTCTTGCTGCTCCACTGCTTAATTTTATTGCTAGCTGTTTGTCTGAAGGCACAGCCCAGCTAACTGTAAATTCACCACCTCTGGCACTTATTACACTAACTGTGCCTAACAAAGTCAAGTTTACCTCATCGCCGTCATGATAGTAAACCTGAATATCAAAAGTATCTACATTTTCACTACTTACAAAAACCCTCTCGACCACTGCGTTATTTATGTAAACATAACGACCTGATTTATTACTCGGCACAGTTTCATTCTGCAACCAAGTACCAGCGTTTACATTAGAGGCTCTACCGAAACTAAACCCAGGGCTTGCCGAGGTGTTTACATCATTACTAACCTCATCAATTGCGGCCTGAACATCCTCTGCAACCAGCCCACTTGCTGTATTATCGTAAAAGATGTCTATTGCATCAAATACCCTCTGCAACCAGTTCATTAATAGTCCTCAAAATCAATCCACAACTTATAGCCAGTTGTGCCAGTCGTGGTCCTTATTAAAATCTGTGTCGGACTACCTTTAACGTCCCTGTATCCATAGGCATTTTTAGGAAATTCAAAATAAGATGTTCCACCATCTGTGCTTATCTCTATGTTGGCACCAGCAAAAGAAAACATAAAGCCACTTATAACTTTATCTGGTGCGCCTGGCACACTAGCTGGTGTAGTAGTAGCAGTGCCACTAAAAGCAACACTACTACCTATATTATCTTGAGTATCAAACTGTGGTAAAACATCAGCCATTTATTAAACCTCTATAATACTAATACAACCTCTCAAGTCAGATAATTGACCTAAGTTTTTAGCTTTAATTTTAATGTTTTGAACACCAGTCAAGCCAGTGGTATCAAACTCTTTTCTAGGAGCAAGGTCAGTTAAAGTATACTGTCCAGGTCCTAAAATAACATCACACAAAATGGTTTCAGTATCAGTTACGCCAACATCATCAACATGAACCAATTGAAAATGCGCTGATCTTAAACAACTAACATTGTAATGGAAGTTGCTATAAACTTTAGTTAAAGCTGCGGTAATTACTGCAACGTCAACAAAAGAAGCACTACCAGCTACCGCACCATGAGCGTTTAACTCTGTACCAGTAGCATCAAATGTTACTGGTATTTTACCAGACGCATCTAGCTGAGGTAAAATTACATTACCTGAACTATCTTTAAAACTAAACCCAATTGAACCAGCTATTGCTGCCGAAGCTTCACCTTCTATTCTACTTATTAGTGCTTCCCCTGCACCTGTTGCGCTATCCTCTAATATAGGAAACGACTCTCTTAAATCTGCCATGATTTACTCTCCTTGTTATTGCTCTAACGCTTGCAAATAAGCCTCTACATCAGATGCAGGCCTACCTGTTTGAGTTAGAATTGTTACTGTTACCGCTTGCCCCGCCGTAGCCGTTCTATCAACATCAAAAACAAAACTAGAATCTAAATTTCCAGGACCTACCCTACCACTTCCTACAATTGTTGAATCTATTTTCACTTCGTATGTAACAGACTGACTACAAGATATTGTAACACGTTTTATTGTTAATGTTTTTCCAACACCAACAATTTCATTAATTAAAGTCTGCGTCGAACCTGGAATAGTAACAGTTTGGTTTTCTCTAAAAAAAGGAGTTCCAGAACTCCCGCCTAATAAAGATATTATCTGATCTAATTTAGACTGAGATATAGAGTCAGTTACTTTTTGTCTAGTATTGTTAACGTCTATATCGTCAAAGCTTTGCCTTTGGGCATCTTCTAAGTTCTTATTCGTTGACATCTTCTAACCTCTTCAGCTCGTTAATGTCAGCCCAAAACCAAGCTACATATTCTTTTCCATTATGGATTACATTATACTCAAACATCTTATCGTTTAGGATATTATTTTCAACTTGTTTACTAACAAGCTCAGCCTCTGAACTGGCTTTAATGAATGCTTTTACTTTAAAGATATTCTTAGCGTTTGCCATAACATCCTAGTCTATAAAACAAGGGCAGGCCACAAAGCCCACCCAAGTTGTTTATTCAATTCGGATTATACGTTAATACCAACGCTAGATGCAGTAGTTCCCATGTAAAGAGCGTCTTGATCTACGATACCATATTGGTAAACACCATAATGGCCCATGTTTACAAAACGTCCTAATTTATCAAAAGGACCACTTGCAACCATTCCAACCTCTTTAGAAACAGCTTTTCCTAAAGCGTTAAAACCCATGCAAAGAGTGTGGTAAGTATCAACAGCAGCAGCACCAGCATCTGTATTAACAGAAATATGGTTGTCTCTGATGATTTTAAAACCAGCAATCTGTCCTACTTCGTTTCTTAGAATCTCAGAAGGGTCAGTGTGTTTTTTAATATCCTGCCAAGAGCCAGCACCAGAGCTGTTTCTTAAATCATGAATAACATCATCATGCATAATAGCTACGAACATTCCATCAGATAATGGTTGCACAGAACTTCTTGCAAGCTTGTTATAAAGAGAGTTAAGAAAAGTAACTGTCATAACATCACCAGCTACAAGAGTATTCTCAGCACCACCAGTAGGAGTTAGCTCATTTGCAGAACCCTCACCAGCTAAGATAGCTAGTTTATCTTCAGTTCTACCAGCGTTAAGACCAACAAGTCTTGCAGCAGCTAAGTCAGCTTTTCCACCAGATTGTAGGTTAGCTAATTTAGTAGTAGTAACAACATTACCATACTCAGCAGGAGTAAGAGTAATTTTGCTGTCTACTAAAGCCTCAGAGTTAGGGTCATCAGCTTCCACTAACGGAGTAGTAGCTAAAGATAGTTGAGCATATTTAGAGAAATCAATAGACTTAGCATCAATTTGTTTTTTATAAGAAACAAACTGATCCATTACTTTCTCTTGCTCAGAAGCAATAATAAATTGTGAATCATATTCTAGAACGATACTGTCATCGACAGCAGCCGCGTCAGTTAGGTTAATAGTAAATGGCATTATGCCCTCCTTAGTTTATTTATATTCTTCCATGTTTTCTCATAACCTCATCCAATTGCTTTTGCGTAGTACAACGCTTTAGCTCGTCTTCATAACTAGTAGGTGCCTCTGGCCCTTTAGGAATACCATCTTTTATATTAGGCACTGCCTTTTGAAAAAGATGCGGTTTGTTCTTTTTGTAATCCTCTACCATCATTCTAATCTGCTCAGCATCTGGGTTAAAGTTATCGTCATAATCAAAGCTTTTTACGTCTGTAATGGCTAGCAACAATTCAGTATCAATACATCCTTGCTTTAAAGCCTCTTCTGTAAACTTACTAGAAACAGAGTGTGTAGCAAAATTGCCTACTGCTGATTTTAACTTACCCTCAGTCTCCTCAAGCTTACGTTTATACATTTGTATAAGCTCGTCTTTTTTACCCTCAGCCTCCATTCGCTCCTGCTCTAACTTTTCAAGCCTTTCAGACTTTTCCTGAAGTTCAGCTTGAAACTTTTTCTTTTCTCCCAATAGCTTTCTATGACTATCGTAAGAAACAGAATCTTTTTTCGGTTGTTGGGTTATTGTTTCCTGAGTACCGTCACCAACGATTACATCTGGCTGACCACTGGTCTCTTTTGATTCTTCTAACATTCTAACTCCTTTTTATGCATTATTTCAATGCGGTTTATGTTATTTGTTTAATTTATTTCTAATACTTATCGCTCTACGCAATGTTCTCTTAACTATATTAGTAATTCTCTTTTGTAACTTTTCGTCAACACCAATTATTCTAAACTTCCTATTCATCTCCAATAACTTCTCATAAACTTTAGCGTTATCAGTCTCTTGGCCCTTAATAGCCCTACCACTTTTTGTTTTATATTTCTTCCTTCTCCCAGAGATAAAGAAGTTAACAACACCATCTTTAACCTTAAACTTAAGCGCATCAATAAGCTGACCTGTGATTGTTAAGTTTCCCCTGGCCTTTGAATATGTTTTATGTGTTGCATTATATTTAGCTAAATATTCTCTGGTCCTTTGTGTGGATTTCTTTGGGTAGTTAGATGGAAAGGAGCCTTTCTTGTCACCCTGAAGTGGTGATGTGCGTCTAGCTTCGCCTTTCATTCTCTCAATAGATACTTCACCTATTTGTTTGAGCATTTGTTTGTTTTTAGCAACAGCCTTAAATGTTTTGCGAACACTTAGCTCAACACCTTCAATGCCTGTTATCTTAACCTTCGTTGCCATTAGACAACCTATCTATAAGTCCTAACAAAAACTCATCATCACCTTTGCGATCTTCTTTTAATGCTTTGTTTATCTCTGACTTAAACTCTCTTTTTATCTCTGCTAACTCAGACTTATTAAGACCAAAGAATGGTCTTTTCATCCTAGGAACCTGTCCATTCTTACCTGTCTGGTGACCATGAGCCTTAGCACCCTCTTCATCGTCACTAAAACCAATCGTAACTTTGTTTCCCGATACCTCTGTTATATCAATGCTGCCTAACATATCACCAGTTAAGGTCATGTTTACATCATTCTTTGATTTACCAAATGCCTTAAAGTCTAGGCTGTCTTGGTACTCTTCAGAGTAGGGTTTTCTCAAATCCCTTTTACCACCAACAGCCTTGCCTGCTTTTGTTCGCTCTACGATCTTATCAATAATTGCCTGTCCAACAGCCTGCTTTAGCTCATCACGCCCACGCAGGTTAACACCAAACAATTCTTTAAGGTTGATCGTCTGGCTGACTGTCTTGTTCTTCGTCTTTATCTCCGACAATTATTCCCCCTGTGGCACTTCTAAAAGATTCTAAGTTAGCCTTTTTCTCCTCTTCGACCTCTGCTAACATCTCCTCTGCCATCTGCTCGTCTAGACCATCAAGCTCCATTAGCGCACGTTTTTTAGTCATCATGCCCATGTCAAGTCTACGCTTAACACTAGCCTCTAGGTCTTCTCTTGTTTGAATAATTTCAGGCTCTTTGTACTGAATCTCAAAGCTTACGTTTTCGCTTATCACCCCATTATTTAGGTCAGGAACTAGACCACCATCTTCAGTCTTTACACCTTGAAATTCATTTGACCAGTCTCTAACTAAAGTAAAGATCTCATCTTCTGCTTTTCTAAAATGAGAAAGGTCGCTCTTAGATGCCTCAAACTTCTCAACCATGTTTAACAATCGCTCAATACCAGATGTTGCGCTCTTAGCGTTCAATGTACCAGTGACAGAGTTAGTGTCTACCCCTTGAGCTGATAAGAATATTCTTAGTTTAGTTTCTAATATGTTCAATGCACCCTGTAGGTCTGGGCTAGGTGAAACGAATTGAAAAGTAGGGTCTTTAACATCTGGATTCTTAGAAGACTTTAACCATAAAGCATTCATAGGTCCCATCTTCATACCCTCTGGTCTTTTCTCAGCAGTAACAATAGCCTGAGCATAAGACTGTAGTCTAGATACGTTAGCAATGTCAGACATCATAACACCAAACTCAATACTAAAGTCTATTACATTAGAACCATAACGTCTAAAGAACTCATGAGACTTTGCCTCACTAATATCAACAAAAGGAAGTCTGCCAAGTGGGTTAATGAAATCTCTCTCATCAACTATATCTACAACCTGACCTTTTCCGTTCATTACAAAGTTAAAGTCATCAGTCCATACTACATAACGCTTCTGCATAGCTTTATAGTCATCAGCATCTGCAATCTTTTGGTTTATGTTGTCAGGCTCTATGCCTGTGTTTCTACCTCTAAGCTTTGATTTAAATTGTGGTTCGTTAACAGCAGATAATTCATCGTACTTGTCATAAACATTCATGATAACAGCAAAAGGCTTTTCTGGATTCTTGCGATCAGGAATCACATCATAGTTATAAGGTATCATAGGCCTAACCTCTACTATACCACCTCGTGGTATAACAGACATTAACACTTGGTCATTGTAAAGCTTAAAGTATTCGTTAGCCTCAGACATTTTCTGATCTATGCAGGCATACCTATATAGGTTTTCTAGCTGTATTAATTCTTTTTCACTAGCATCACCAAAGTGTCTATCAGGTTCGCGTTGATATATAGATGCCTGTTCTTTTATAATTCTCTTAGAAATGTTTATGCTTAGTACCTTACGCATATCGTCTGCGTTTTCTCTAAACTCTTCTTTTAACTTAGCTAGAATGTACTTGTCTTGCCTATCGTTGAACACTTCAAAACGCCTTAAAGCTTCGTCCTTACGTTCTTTGTTTCCCTCGGCTTCTATCTCTGAGATTATTCTCTTACGTTCACCTTCTAAAGCTAAATCTGGATTTGACATTTATAAACCTCTCCTTGGTATCATCATGGCAGATGTTTCTTCAATTGAATCATCCATAAAGTTGACAAAAAAGTATCTAATCATATCAACAGCATCATCATCAAGTTTAATTGGATTTTCGTTTTGAATGATACCATCTTTTTCATTGTAGCGATATTGCCGCATTCCATCAACGGACTTAGTACAGTTCTTTGATATGAAGAACCTCGCGCGACCTTTAGAGTTTTTAATATAGGACCTAACTATTGGTATTCCATAAGTGACAGCGGTGCGTCTTTTTTTAAACTCTATGCCTTTATCTTCGAACACTTTTATGTTTGATCTACCTGTTTGTTCACGTTCTTGGTTGCCTACAATGTCGCAGCACCAGTCTGTTATGTTATATGGTTTAGCCATTATCATATCGTAAAGAGTATCTATTTTAAGTTTACTGCTTACGATCTCATCGAATAAATAAACGGTATCTTTTCGGGCATCTACCTGGAAAAACCCAACAGCCATGGGGTGCGCCCAACCCCAATCAATTGCGACATAAGTAGGTAGCGCAGGATTATAAACATAATTATCCATTACATTAAAATCACTAAACTCATGATACACCGCATTGATAGGTATAGTATCCCAAACAATCTCGTACATAGATCTGAATGTGGTTGGATCCAGGACTTGCTTTTGTCTTTCTATTTCTTCTTTATCAACGTGCGGATTATCTAGAGTAGTCCATTCCCAGACCTTAGCATCTGGAAAGGTTTTGTCTTTAAACATTTGATATAGCCAATGTTGTTTTGGATTTATTAACTGTGGCCCTAAAGATCCATCAATAGTTATAGAACCTTTAGTGTCTGTAGTTCTAGCCATTGATTCAAGTAGTGCTACTTGTTTCATTTGAAAAGCTTCAGTTAAATGAATGTGGTATAGTTTTAGTCCTTCCATCCTATTTATTTTTTCTGCACTTATGCCATATATGACAGAGCCGTTTTCAAACTCAAACACATCGGGTTTACTAACAAAGCGTTTACACATATGGTCTGCAAACAATTTAAACTTAGGCCACACTAGCCTGGTTAACATATCTTGCGTGGGTGCAACGATAGCTATTAAGTAAGGGTCTTTGCCGTGCTCATACCCAGGTTGGTTCGTTGCTTTAATGATTGTGTCTATATAGGCAGCCTCTGATTTACCACCACGTTTAGCTGCGAATAAACAACGTATTCTATGATTGTCTTTTAGAAATTCTTTTTGTTGTTTAAAAGGTTTAAACCTAATATCTTCACTCATTAGGTCCCATGTCTATGATTAGTTTCTTACCCTCTGCTGTAGATATAGATGTTTCTTTTTTATCAGTCCATCCACATAGGTTTTTAAGACAAAAGATTAGCATAGTAGTGTTACCAGTTAGTGCTTGGTCTATAGCTTTTTGTATAAGCTTAACCCTTACTTTAGAGAGCTTAGTTTCTCTATAAGCAGAAGGTCCCATGTCTTTTTCTTCTTTAATTCTTTTTTCTATAATGTCATGAGATACTTCTAAGATATTAGCAACCATGCTGATAGTTGCACCATAGGAAAACAAATTGTCTACTAACTTCCAGTCAAGTTCTATCTTTTTTCTGCCCACTTTTTGTCCTTTTGTGTCATAAGTTACGATTTACTGCTCTAATCTTTGAGCTGTATTACCAGTGTATTTTTCCCATCTAGATAGTATCACATCACAGTAATGTTCGTCTAATTCCATCATATAACATTTTCTGTTTGTTTTCTCACAGGCTATTAGTGTTGAGCCTGAGCCGCCATACAAGTCAATAATATTAGTTTTATCTTTTCCCCATTTACCAAAAAACCATTCAGCCATTTCTACAGGTTTTTGAGTAGGGTGGCATCTTTTTTGGTCTTTATCAGACGTAGCCATCCCCTTCCAATATTGCCTATACATTTCGTATTTATGTCTTGTTTTAGACCAGCATAACTCAAAATTCCCCGACAAAATGTTGTCGGCTGCCTCGGTGGATTTATCCCAAACAATCCAGCTACCCTTTGGGTCAATATGATTGCAAAAATTATTAGCACCCCATAAAAATATTTCTTTGCAGTATTCAAAGATACCTAAAATTAAATCTGGATTATAGTCATCAAAATCGCCCTCTATAGGTTTATATGTATTGCCTTGCATAACATCTGATTTTATATAATTTGTCTCTAAACTTATCCCATAAGGTGGGTCAGTAAAAACCATATCAGCTTTAGCACCATCCATTAGCTTCTCTACATCATCAATAGAAGTACTATCACCACACATCAGCCTATGCTCACCTAACAACCACACGTCACCTTTTTTACAGCGAGTATCTACAACCTCTGGCACTTCGTCTTCGTCACACTTAGGCTCTAACACTTCTACATCAGGTAATGAGAAATCATCTAGCCCTAATAGTTCGAAGTCGAAGTCTTCCATATCCAGCTCTTTTAAAGAGTCTAGCATCATAACCTCATCAAACTCAGCCAGTTCAGCAATCTTATTATCAGCTACTAGATCGGCATACTCTTGAGCTTCGTTTTCGTAGTCCTGAAGATCTACAGCAGCTTTAGTCCAGCCTAGTTTTTTAAGTGCAGCTAGTCGACCATGGCCTTTAGTGATAAAGCCAGAGCGTTTGCTGACTACAATCGGTGAGCGTTGGCCTTGATAGTCAATGATTTTAGCCAGTAGTTCTATTTGTCTATCTGGGTGTTTGTTATTGTTCTTAGGATTTTCTACAAGCGTATGAATATCTTTTAACTCAGTATATGCGCAGTTAAATTGCATTGTCCCCCCTAATCAGTTTAGGAGCGTATCGCCATCATCGCCTAAAAACAAGTCTTTTCCTTCAGTATCACAATCATGTATAAGATCATAAATTATGGACTTGTACTCCTCAAATGTAACAGGCCTATCTGTTTTAGTGCGAAGAGTAATATCTGTAAAGTGATCGTCAAAGGCCAGTTCATGCATAACTACAATATCATCATCTTTATCTTTTTTCATAGTTTGACCTTTCTTTTCTTTTTAACATTTATTTTAGGTATATGAATGAATCTATTCAGGTGCTTTTCTGCTACGTCTATGTCTGCAGCTAATGTTATGTACTCTTCATTTTCTTTTACGCAAAAGCCATATGATTTTACGTTTTTTGTTGGGAACTTAATTGACTCTGGTGTATCCCATCCGGTTTCCGTTTCTGAATCAATCCAATGAATTTCTAGGAATGGGAGTTTCATATCGACCTCAGATTATTTTCTTTTTTATCTCCTCGACAGTAAGCAAGGCAGGAAAGGCACCTAAAGCGTCTATAGCTTTGTGTTTTGGTGTGTCTCCATCCCTGTGCTTTAATTCTAGTCCCTCCACAGCTAGGGCATTGACGCTCACCGTTCACACCAGGGTCTTTGAAGTTGTTAAAGTTAGGAATGTTTTTAGCAAATGGTCTAACCTGTTTGAATAGCTCTCTTGTTGTAACGATGTCTTGTTTGCAGTATTTGGCCATAAGTTTCATAGCTTTTTTAACTTTGTTATGAGTATCAATCCAAAGTTGCCAACCTTCTCCGTGGTCCATTTTCTCTACGTCTTTGAGTAGTATTTTAGCTGCATGGCTCATGCTATTACTTAAAAGGAAATAGTTTTTTTTGATTAGTTTTTTTGTATCAATTGTCGGTATTGGTGGTAATGGTGGAATGCCATGTATTGCAAAGCGAGTATTGAGGTATTTAAGATCAAAGCGATCACCATTTTGATAAACAAAAGCGTTAGCGTCTTTAAGCGTTTCATAAGCGAAAAGACATAGTTCATAATCATCATTTACATCTTTGTCCCAGCCTTTATAGTCCCATGCGTTTTTGACTTTGGGTTTTTTTGTGCCGAATATTTCCCAACCGAAGCTGCAAATACTTGTAATTTCTGCCTTGAGTGTTTGGGAAGAATCCCAAGAACAGTTAAGGCGTGTCCAGTGCTCTACAGCCTTAGTGGTGTTGGGAATGATTTCTA